AGCCCGGCGATCTTCGCTGCTTCCAGACGTCTGTTTCCGATCACCACCCAGAAGAGGTGATACCCGCTCTTCTGATCTTCCTTACTCAGCCGGTCAGTGTCAGCCGTTACAATCGTCAGATTCTGATGGATTCCGTTGGCTCGGATGGAATCCGCCAGTTCTGTCAGGTCTCCAAGATCTTTCCGTGGATTGTCCGGGTGATGGCGCAGGTACTCAATCGGTACCATCTGAATATCATTCATCGTCAGATCACCTCTCCGTCTTCGTGATCCACGACTTCATAATCCGGATCGTCCTCATAAACCCTGATGCCGACGTTATCAAGACCAGGCTTGATGAACAGCTCCACGTTCTTCGCATCCAGGAAGAAGGTGGTCGTGCCTTCGAAGTCCTCTGCACACAGATCTTCTCCGTCATACATCAGCTGCACAGCGTCCGGGAATCTCCGGTGCAGGCCATACAGCGTCTTCTTCAGTTTCTCGTCTGCCGTAATGATGGTTGCCACCCCGTCACTCAGCATCTGGTGCCAGAAGGTTTTGTCTCCGATCGTTACTTTGATAGGTTCCATGGTTTGTTTCTCCTTTCGATTCTGTCATTCCATGATTTCAGTCAGTTTCCGGATTGCCTTCGGGATCTCTGCTGCCAGGTTCAGCCAGTCTTTGATCGTCAACGCGAGCACGTTCAGCTGCCGTTCATCGTAGAAATTTGCCTGGAAGATATACAGGTCTTTCTCCCGGTTGTATTCCCAGACGCCCAGCTTGCTGTCCATCTTCTTTACGCAGAAGACCATCTCTTCTTTGCCGATCGGATAGATCGGCTTCGCGTCCTTCGCGGTCTTGATTTCCTCAAGCATCTCCCTGGCAACAGCCGCAACCCTCTGGTACCCGTCAGGTTCCTCCGGCAGATCGTCCGGCACGGTCACGCCGCTTGGTGGCGCCGGCGCACAGCAGGTCTCGATCTTCCTGTCTGTGACCGTACCGTCTGGCTTCTCGTCCCTTACGAAAAGCTCGTAGGTTTTCCCGCCTAATGTGACCGTTTCCGGGGCCTTCTCCGCTTCGGCATGGTGTTCGCCCGTCTGATCGTCCACAGGCTTCTTGCCGGGTTCCTCAGGCTTCACAGGCGGTCTTCCAAGACCAATGCGTTCCAGTTCCTTGGCCATCTCCGGTCTGTTCTTCCGGGCCCATCCTTTTGCGTTCCGCAGCGCGGATGCCACGTTGGTATAACCAAGCTCCTGCAGGCATTCCCGGATACTCTTTCCGGCCTTGTGCGCGTCGATCAGAGCCCGCACGGTGTCCTCCTGACTGTTCCGTGTCTCTTTTCTCACTTCGTCCACCTCCTTTCTTTCCGGAATCTTCGGTCTGCCTTCGGTAAGCTGATCCGTTTTCCGCTTCAGGTAATTCCTCTGCAGCCGGTACCACACAGGTCGTGGCGTATAGCTCGGGTATTCCTTTGCTATGTAGGCCAGCACATCTCCGCCGGCGTTTTCGATCTTCAGGCACTCCTTAGCAAACGCCTGTTCCTGCGCGTCCGTCCTCATGGCGGATCCTCCTTGCTCAGCGGTAGGAATCTCATGTGGTCGCCGTCAAATGCGATGTAGAACACGCCTTTCTTTCCCTGGCGGTTCTTGTCCACGTTCACATAAATCAGCTTCATTCCACGGTCGCCCAGGTTTTTGTGCAGCCGGCGCAGATCGTCGCTCTTCAGCTCGTCCACGTCCGGATCATGCAGCAGCAGGAAGATGTTCGCGTCCTGCTCGATGGCTCCGGATTCCCGGGCGTCGTTCATGGTCGGCGGTCGCTTTTCTTTCGCGCTGCCACGGTTCAACTGACTCAGGGCAATCACGGGGATTTTCAGCTCCTGCGCCAGGCGTTTCAGGCCCCGGCTGATGTCCGCTACTTCCTCCTGCCGGTTATTCCGTTTCTTGTTGCTTTCCAGCAGCTGGATGTAGTCGATGCAGATCATGTCGATTCCTCCGTGCTCGTACATGTAGAAGGCCGCTTTCCGCACTTCCTCCACGCTCCACGCCTGGGTGCTGTAGGTAAGTTTCCTGCTGGCCAGCTCCGGAATAACCTCCGCCATCTTGATCCATCCGTTTTCTGATATTTCGTCGCTCGTGATCTCGCTCAGGCTCACCATGCTTGCCGCGGCAAACTCACGTTCCATCAGTTCCTCCACTTCCATTTCCCGGCTGATGTACAGAACCCGTTTGCCTTCCTTCGCCGCGTTCATGCAGATCGTCATGGCGAATATCGATTTACCGACAGAAGGTCGGGCCCCGATGATCATCAGCTTCGATCCGTAAAGCCCGCCGGTCATCTTATCCAGTGGTTTGATGCCGGTCAGGATCCTGTTCTTTTCCTTGCCTTCGCGGCTTTGGGCCTGTTCCAGCATGTCGTAGGTCATCATGATGGCTTCACTCTGCTCCACCAGCTTCAGATCGCTCCCGGTTCTGACTTCCCGGATGTTCAGCGCCGCGTCTTCCCTGATATGGTCCATTTCTTCATCCAGGTACCCGGCTCTCCGGATCAGCTCTTCGCCGATCTCCTTCATCCGTCTCCGGGCTGCGCATTCCTGCACAATCTTGATGTAGATGGACACCGCTGCCGGGGAAGGCGTCATATTGATCAGCGTCAGCAGGTACATATCACCGCCGATCATATCCAGCTTGTTCTGCTCGCTCAGGGCTACATGCATCGTCACCAGGTCTACAGTCTGGCCCTTCGCGTCCACCTCCAGGATGGATTCGTACAGAACCCGGTGTTCCGGTTCGGTGAGACAGTTGATGTCCATTTCCCGCATCCGGTCAACCGCCTGCTTACTCTGCAGAGCTGCACCAAGTACGCTTTGCTCTGCTTCGATGTTCCGAAAGGCCAGTTTGTCCGGGAGACGGACTTCATCGTTTCTCAATCAATCACCACCCCATGAAAACGTGATCCTTCGGGAGCAGGGGATCGTGTTCTTCCTTCTTCTCTCCGCTGGCGATGTTCGCGCAGCATTTCCGTAGATACGCCGGTTTGATAACTGTCTGGTCAACACATGCGCTGATCCCGGCCAGCACGGTTTCCTTTCCAAACTCCGTGTACAGGTTGATGATCTTGTCCCACGTTGCTTGGTTCTTTGGGAATCCAGCTGCTTCGGCAGCGTTCAGAATCTCGTTCTGATCTTCCTGGATCCGGCGGGCTTCCTCAGGGCTGAGTCCGAAGGTGTCACCGACGTCAACTTCTTCCTTTACTTCTTGTTCTTTCTCTTTCTCTATCTCTTTCTCTATCTCTCCGTTACACAAACGTTTCACCTGCGTTTCATTGTTGTTACAATGTAACGCCTTCTGTTTCTTCCGATACTCGCGAACCCTTGCTGCGCTTGAGTTTTCGCTTCCTACGTTCTCAACTGCGTAAGGGAAGTAGAATGATTCCTGGTCGGAAGTCTCAGCTAATCCGCAGTGCGTGAGATAGATCAGTGTTGCTGCCACATCGTCGGGCTTCTCGTCCAGATCAAGCGCAAGCTCGTCCATGATGTTGTCTTCCAGGTGATCAAACTGGATGATTCCGTCTGTTTTCATTGCCTTCAGTTGCAGCTTCAGGTAAATAATCAGATACGTGTCACCGCCGGCCATGTTCCGTAGTTTTTTGATCCGCTTGGACCCGAAGAAGTCTTCCTTCAGTTTCAGCCAGAAGTATCGCTTTCCGGATGACACGTTCATCACATCCTTTCATGAGGGGACGGCGGCGAATACCGTCCCCCGTGATACAGATCAGAACGGAAGCTCATCCGTCTCAACTGCTGTGAATCCCTGCGGATAAGCCTGCTGTGCGGAAGCCTGATAAGCAGCCGGAGCAGCTGCCGGGTAAGGCGCCGCCTGCGGGGCTGCAGGAGCCTGATAGGTCTGTGCCGGCGCGGGAGCGGGCGCACTCTGGGGCGCGGGTGCCGGGGCTGTAGCATCGCCCCTGGGCGTCAGGAATTCGACCTCATCAGCAGTGACCTCCAGGTTCGCCCGGGTGATTCCGTCGTTTCCGGTATAGGTCCTCACGCTCACAGGACCGACCACAGCCACCTTCCGGCCTTTGGCCAGATACTTTGCGCAGTTTTCACCGAGTTCACGCCATGCGGTCACCCGGAAGAAATCCGCTTCCTGCTGCTGACCGTTGGCCTTCTGCTGTGCGCTCTGTTTCCGGTTCACAGCGACCGAGAAATCACAGACATTCACGCCGCTTGGCGTCACGCGCAGTTCCGGATCCCGGGTCAGGTTCCCGATAATCGTCAGCTTATTCATCCTCGTCATCTCCTTTCCGTACTTTGTAGGTGTTCATGCCGGTAACCGCCAGCACAAGGG